GTGTTCTAGCCACGCCAAAAAACTGACCTACCTTGTCATTTTTGGAATAATTGCACCGAGAACACGCAGCTACAAGATTGTCAGGCTCGTCTGTGCCTCCTTTAGAGATTGGCCTTACATGATCAACTGTTGTGGCATTTTCTTGGCCACAATATTGGCAACAATAGCCGTCACGTATTAGGATTCGTTCACGTATTTTCCGCCATTGCCTTGTTGATCCATTGGCTCTTGCACTGTGACCTGCCATTGTTAATGGTATCCCTTAACCATGAAGAAGCGCCATGCATTACACATACTGCCGTATCGTCCTTCGATATAGCGTTTAGTCCATGCTATTTGTTGGAAGCCGTCAAGGTGCTTGTACTTAACGTTACGCATTTGTCCTAAACCGTAATGAGATCCATTCTGTGCATTCACACGCCAATTACTTTCCTTTGTAATGAGCTTGTAAAAGCACTGATATTGGCTGTCATTAACGATTTGACTGTGTGCATAGAGCTTCAGAGCGTCACGATAATCAACGCCGTAGGCAGAGCTGTGGCCTATTACTGCGCTTAGGATTACTGATAACAGCACTGTTTTTTTTATTTGTCTTTTAACTCTTAACTTGAAAGAGTAGTAATCATTCTGTTTTGGGATCATTAAAACTCCCTCGATTTGTATGCTTCAGCGTACAGGGTCAAGTCAAGTAGGCGATAGTTATCCACAGATATTAAGCATAGCCTTGGGCGTGTTGTCCACAGGTTATCCACAGGGCTATTTATCCAACACCAGTGAGTCATCTACAAGCTTGACGCCAAATGTGCCACAACCTGAACATTGGCTGAACCACTCATGAAGCGTTAACTCTGGCCCCTTCGTAAGCAAATGAAGCTTTCGACCGTCGCCATACATTTTTGCGCAAATCGAGCAATCAAATATGAGTTGCCGCATAGTTACTCCTAACTAAATCCTCGATTGGATTAAGGCTGTCTTGACCAATCCACCAGCTGTCCTGTTGGCTATTCTTAAAATGCTTTTGCATAGCCATTTTTACAGGCAACCAGCCGACAATGTAATACTCAGGCGAGCGACCTACGACTAGCACAGCTACGTCATCTTCTCTATCATTTGGATAGATAATCAGTGATCCGTTTATGTAACTCGTCCACTTAATTTCAAGGCCTTTGCCCACGTCTGCGTTGCGCTTGCCATTGGACACGTTTATGTCATAGTCAAGGCCAAAGTACCTAGCCACAACCATTTCAGCGCCTAAAGACTCTGCGTACTCTGTAACGCGTTCATGATTATTTAGCTTTGTGTTGTATCGCTGGACTGTGCTCAAATCATCTAGCGAAAACACGACTTGCGCCGCTCGGTTGTGTATCGCCCACTCGTCAGCTGCAGTGATCTTCATTTTGATATTCACTTTTGACACTCAAGACAAATCCACAAAATGTCGTACTCGTCACGACCACCATACTTAGGCGCAAAGTGCTGGCCTCGATCGCACCACTCGATTGCCGGTGGATCAACTCTGTCTCTTAGCTCTGTGCCGTCTTGGTCTATGCGCAGGCGCTCACCTGTCGCTGTGTTAATCATCTCGAAATCGCCCATTGCTAGACCTGTGGCTTCCACTGGCCGTCAGAGGCAAGCACAAACCACCTTGGAGAACATTGCTTGGCTTTGTCTTTCTCCACGCACATATAACCGCCCCATGCCTTGCCGCCCTTATCGCCAGTGCGCCAAATCATGTGGCCATGTGAGCATATTGGCGCAGCTGAGGCTTGGACTTCTCCCAGCGTGGCTTTTATATCTTCTACAGCTGTTTTTGCCGTTGTGAAACCTTCTTCATAAATTGGCTTTGTCCATGGATCATGCTCTACAAATGCTTTAGGCAAATGCTCGACCTGCTCCATTGACTCAAGGCTAGGTTTTGTCTCTGTGCCTAAAACTACTGAGGCGCACCTGCCAATTGCAGAGCTGACTGTGTCCTCGACATACCAGCGCTTCATCTGGACGTTATAAGCGCCAACCATGCCGTGTGCGTAGTCAATTGCAGCCGGCTTCTCGTCCTCGTAATGCCTATAAATGCGGCACTCGACCAGGATAAAGCCCTTCTCGGAATTCCAGTCAATGATTGAAGTCTCAATCCGGTTGGTTGGATAAGTAGCGTGCAACCTAATAACTTTCTGATTGACCGTCTCGTAATTGGCTAAAAAACTCATGATCGGCTCGCCCACTTTTGTCCGGCAATCTTGCCTCTTACGTAACCGGCACGTGTGCCTTCTTTAAGGCCGATTGTGTAACCAAATGTAAAGCCTACTCCAACGCCTAGCAGTAGCCACATAGCTACTTCCTTTAATGTGTACATATTTGCTCCCGTTCAGAGAGCTACTGTGCTTCGCTCCCTGATAAAAGAATGAAGCAAAGAACTGACAAGGTCAAGGATTAGGCGTGATTTTGGGCGTGTCGCTACTTGGTTTATCCTTAAGTCCGTTGGAAGCGAGTACGCCGCCCAGTGATCCGGTTAAGAAAATGGCCAGCGTTTTGAGCAAGTCTATGAAAGCTGCGTCGTTAGGAGCTTGAGCCGCTAAAGGCTGCGTTACAAATATCAAGGCGTAGGTAATGCCTAGAGTCACAATTAAGAAAACGATTGAAAGAGTCATGCCAATAAACAAAATGAGCCTTGCCTTAATTTCTTCCGGCGTCAGGCGCTTTTGATAGCTAGGCCTGTTTCGGCTGTGGCTTAACAATGTCTCCAAGTATGTCCTCTGTGCAGATACCTTGCGCTTCGCACTGTGGTCGCTGACACTCATCTTTTTCCCAATTCTCAAATTCTTGGCATGGATAGCGCGTATAGCCCTGATAACTACAAGACGACAACGCCAGCGATAGGCCAACCGCCAGCGCTGCCGCTTGCAGTTTTCTAATCACTTGCGACCATAAACCTTGTCTGCAGGATTTAACCAGCGCATGAGCACTGGCAAGATTGCGGCAATACCAGCTGAGGCAATTGCCTTCGGATCTGTGACGCCTGCCATATAAACGGCAAGACTTGCCGCAATAAATGACCGGGCATAACTGGCCAACATTGGCTTCAATTCTTTCATTTCTTTTTCTCCTTGGCAGCCGTTTTCTGCAGCTGCACTATTGGAAATTCTCCTGCATATTCAACGTATTTAGGCCTAGCAAAACCAACTATTTCCTTGCCCAAAAATCGCTCTTTGACCATGACCATGCCGCCGTTGCGCTGGTCGCCTGTGCCTGAGGTGTTGCCCTCAATGCAGAGCACACTTTTCAAGCCAACCTTGGCCACAATTCCAATATGACTTATCCGATCGACGCCGTCATATGGAAAGTCCATAAAGCACAAATCTCCTAGCATTGGGACTTCTTTCCAACGGCCAAGATCTTTCATTTTCTGCGCCCCGGCAGCTGTGCCAACCATGCTTGGAATTTTGACACCAGCCTCATTTGCGCACCAGTTTACAAAACTGCCGCACCATGGCAATCCGTCGGCTTTTGTAAATTTGCCATATTTAGTCAGGTTATCGCCTTGCTCAATTGTGCCAACTTCCGCAAGCGCAGCTGCTATCAACGCTGCAGCTGTGCCTTGTGGATAGGTCATTGCAGTAAAAGCTTGGCTTCGTCTGCAGTTATACCAAGGCGATCCAAAAGAGCTGCTTTTTCTGACTTTTTAGCTTCTGCCAAAGCTTTTGCTTCTGCCCAGTCTTTAGCCGCTTTTGCCGCGTCTGCTTTTTCGGCAGTAGTTAAATCGCGTTCAATGCTTTCGCCTGTTTCAGCGTTTATTTCATAGACTTTACTCATTATTTTACTCCGTATAATTTGTAATTAAATGACATTGCAGTGCCGCCCTGGTTATTAAATGGTGTTGTAATCTTTGTAATTGCGCTTGAAGATTTATATGAACCATAATAAAAACCAATTGTTGCCTTAGTGTTATCAGCGTTAGATTTTCCAGCAGAATTAAAAGTAACAATTTTATTGTCAGAACTTGAAGCGTAATTGTAAATATTCATAATAATTTGTGCCGTTGCTTCTGATTCTTCATTATCAAGATTTAACGCCCAGTAACCATTATTGCCAGCATTTGACTGATAGTAAAGAGCAGTATCGCTTAGAGGATAATTTGTTGAAGTGTCATCATTTACGCGAAATGCAGGGCTTGCAGCTGAAGCCCCTGGGTCAAAATTGTAAAGCCATAATTGCAGATGGTTATATGTTCCAACGATACTGCTAATTGACATTGTGCCGGCAGTTACCGTTCCACTTGCAATTTGAGTCATGCCGCCAGCGGCTGCTGTAGCCCACTTTAGACCAGTTGCGGCTGTCGAGTCGGCAGTCAAAACTGTGTCATTTGCTCCTACTGCTAGACGTGCTGGTGTGTCAGCTGCAGTTGCCGCAATAATGTCACCTTTGGCGTCCACGATTGCGTTTTGAATTGCATTTGAGTCATCTTGAGCGACCCACGTAAAAGCCATATTTGTATTTGAAGTTTTTGACAATACTTGACCAGTCGTGCCGCCAAGTAGGTATTGCAACGAAGTATCAACGCCTTGACCAAAGACGTTAAAATCCGCCGGCAGGTCAGTGACTAAATCAGTTGAAGTCGGCATGACCCAGCCGAAATTGGTAGTTGGATTGGCCATTATTTTCCTCTCAAGTTAAGACACAATTGTGGCATATTGCCATTCAAGAATTGGCGACACGCTTGCCCATGTCTCGGTGATTGGCACGTCA